GTTAATGCCATAATGGGGAAGCATAAAGCTGATCCCATAGGTGCAAACTTCCGGAGTTTTAACTCCTCACCGTTTGGTAACACAGTAGACATCGATCGACACGCTTCCAAGTACGGAAAAATCCGCCCAGGGAAGATGAGACGAACGAGCTCGAGATGAACGCGATCAGAGGCCTCTTTCAGGTCTAATGTCGCGTACCCATCCGTTTTAGAGCCTAATAATGCTCCAAATTGGTTGGGTTCTTGATTCGTGAAGAAAACGTTGAATCGCGAGATCCAATGCTTCTCCACGTGCTCTACAATGGCACGCCCCAAGCCTTGCTGGACCCATTGATAATCAACAGGTTCGCAAGAAATAAGGCGAGGCCCACGAGAGTCTTTCGGCACGAGTAAAACACGCGCCGGCAGACTCTGATCAGTAATGGCTGAAAAGCCATTATAAGAATCGCAAACGTGTCCTAAGGACGAGCAGAAATACTCGTCAAAAGGATAAACGTCTGTGATTGACTTGGAGACATTCGTCCAAAGGAACTTATCCCATAGCCGCTGCTTTGTAGCAACTGCGCCGGGTCCGTGCCTGGGTCGAATGTCAGATGGGTCAAAATGCATGAAGAGCTCGTTAAGAGCTCGACGTGCACCGCGTACTGTCTTTAACATCATCGTCTCCAGTGATGGAGGGTGGTCATTTAGACCATAAGGCTTTCGCCTTACGACGGTGTCATAGCAGTAAATAGGGTACCGATCCTGCAACTCTGCAAAAAGGGTATCCAACTGTAACAAATCAATCTCGGCCTGTTTAAAGGCTTTGATGACTGTTTGTTCTTGGATGTCTGTATACGGTAGCTCATACTTATAAAAACATAAAAGTATGCCACGTATAACTCGGACGCAATTCGCGTCTGGATCGGGAAGGAGTAAACCGTCTTTTTGGAATATTAGACTGAAGAGCTCACCGAGAAATCTCGGAAGCTCGCTACCTCGAATGGTTGTAAAGCCACAAGAAGTAGGGATCAGTTATATCGTTCCAGTAAGCGCCTGATCAAGGTGCTTACAAAGGCGGGGAAGGGTTTTCGTAAGAAAACCATCTCCTTCTGTAAGACAACGTCTTCGCACGACTTGCGTCGTGAGTCGAAGTTGCTTTGTGTTGAACACAGCTCCATAACGCTTATGAGCGCTAAAGAGCAGTGTGGCGATAAGTTCAAACTTATCTAGGCTCTTATTGGGTACCATTACGGTAATCCTCCTAGAGTCTGCCCACAACCACTCTTCAGCTAACCCAACGAATACAGATGAAAACAAACAAAC